CAAAAAACGGAACTTACAAAATGTTCTTAGACTTAGACCGCTACCAATACTACATGCTAGACCACAAAGGAAAACGAGTTTACGCCAATAGGGGAACGTACTACAAAAAAGAAAGCCAAAAAACAATCTCCGACGGAATTGTATCAACAAGCCAAAAATTACGCAACTTAAACACTTTTTAAAATGGAACTAGATTTAAAGATTTTATGGGCAAAAAATACCATTTGGGTAGTGCGTGAACGAATTAAAAACGTACGCTTAAAACTCGAAAAGGACAAACCAGACGCAAAGGACTATATTAACGGCGGTAAGGACAGCGAAGAAATGCTACTAAAAACCGAACTTGTTTTAATCGAAATGCAAAACGAAATTGTAAGTTTAAACCGCGAGTTAAACCAGCTAGCTAGACGCAACGCGCAACTAAGGGTAGCTTACGACGAACTTAAAAACGAACTAAAATTTAATAACATTGAACTATGACTAAACTGCAAAAGCTAATTAAAGAAACAATTGTAAAACAACTAACCAAAGAAGAACACAAAGCATTAAGATTAAACGCATATAAACCTAAAAAATAAACCATGACAAAAGAAACTAAACTAGTAGCCTTAACGGCATTCTTACCCGTGTTAGCTGACTTTATCGAAGACCTAAACGACCAGTATGTATTTAAACAAACATTAAAACGCAAGGCAAACATACTAGCCGAAGAAATACAGCGCGTGGATAGAGACGTTTTACGCATAGACAACGAAACGGCGGCAAACATTTTTAACCAGCAAATTGAATTGCAAATAGCCTTCCGTCAATGGATCAATGAAGTAATCGAATTAGACTGATATGAAAGAAATTTGGAAAGATGTGCCTACTTATGAAGGAGAGTATCAAGTAAGCAACAACGGCAAAGTCAGAAGCCTGAAGACAAATAAAGAATTAAAACAATCGTTAAGCAGTAATTATTGGGCAGTTACATTATCTCAAAATGGTAAAACTAAAGGAAAAAGAGTACATCAATTAATGGCAATGGCTTTTTTAAATCATAAGCCAAGCGGATTTAAACTCGTAATAGACCACATTGATAATAATAAATTAAATAATTCACTTGAAAATCTTCAAATTTTAACTCATAGACAAAATACAAGTAAACGAAAAAATGCGAGCAAATACACAGGAGTATGTTGGCATAAGATAAAGAAGCAATTTATTGCAAGTATTCAGATAAAAGGAAAACTTAATCATTTAGGATATTTTGATAATGAATATGACGCGCATTTAGCTTACGAATCAAAATTAAATGAATATGCCTCGTTGTCGTAATTGCAAAGATAAGTTTGAACCTGTGCGATTCAATGCAAAATACTGCCTAAAAGACGAATGTATTAAAGCCTTTGTAGAAGAAGCAAAAGCGGCTCAATGGAAAAAGACTAAGGTAAAACTAAAGAACGACCTTAAAACGACAACGGACTGGCTCAAAGAAGCTCAAAAGGTGTTTAATACTTTTATTCGTCTTCGCGACGACGGGTTAAATTGTATTTCGTGCGACAAGCCACCAAAGAAAAAAAATTGCGGCCACTATTTTAGTCAAGGCGGCCACGCAAATGTAAGGTTTGATGAAGATAATTGCCACTTGCAATGCGAACATTGTAATACATTTCTAAGCGGCAACCTACTTAACTATCAAATTGGTATTGAAAAACGAATAGGAGCGCAAAGATTGATTGAATTACAAGGCCGAGCGCATGAGATCCGAAAGTACACCGCCGTCGAACTGAAAGAAATTATATTGATTTATAAAAAAAAGATTGCTGAATTAAAATAAGTATTATATTTGCATCTAATAATAACCAAAACAAAACAGAACATGAAAAATTTATTTAAAGCTTTGGCAGCGTTTCAACAAGAAGTGCCAGTAATTTACAAAGGAACGCAAGGGTTTGGCTATTCTTACGCTGACTTACCCGCAATTTTCGACAAGATTAACCCGTTATTAAAAAAACACGGGCTAGGCTTTACCCAAATGCTAGATACTAAGGACGGCATTGACTACATTGTAACAATGATTTTCCACGTAGAAAGCGGCGAGAACCTAGAAAGCAAAGTAGCAATACCACACGTAACACTTAAAGGCATGAACGATTATCAGTCGTTTGGTTCTGGCGTGACCTATTTTCGTCGTTATGCTTTGAGTTCGTCTTTAGGACTTGTTACGGACAAAGACACGGACGCAAGCGGCGAACAAGTAAAGAAATTACCCGCCATTGATAACAAACGCTTTCAAGACGCGTGCAAAGCAATTGTAGACGGCAAAGTAACCAAAGAAAAGATAACGTCTAGCTTTACTTTAACCGAGTCACAAACCGAAATGCTTAACGCTATATGAACACTTTTAAAGTTCGATGCTCAGCGATTGGTAAAATCATGACATCCCCGCGTTCTAAAAGCGAACTACTCAGCCAAACGGCTAAGACATACGTCGAAGAACAAGTATTGCTAGAAAAATACGGAATCCGTAAAACGTTTAGCTCCCGTTACACGGACAAGGGTAACCTAGTCGAAGACGAAAGCATAAGAATTGCAAGCGAAGCCCTAGAACTAGGGTTCTTAATCAAAAACGACGAACACTTTAGCAATGACTGGCTAACGGGTACGCCCGACGTAAACACGGACGACCTACTTTTAGACGTAAAAAGTTCTTGGGACGCTACGACGTTTCCGTTCTTTGCTACTGAAATACCGAATAAGGACTATTTTTACCAATTGCAAGGCTACATGTGGTTAACGGGTAAACAAAAAAGCTTACTTGTCTATTGCCTAGTCAACACACCCGAAGACATGGTGCAAGACGAAATAAGACGCGCCCATTGGAACGCTAAACTTTTAGAAGAAGACCAGGAACTAATCGAACAAGTCACAAAGCGCCACAACTTCGATCATATACCCGACAACCGCCGTGTGAAGTTCTTTGAGGTACAAAAAGACGAACAAATTATAGAACAAATTAAAGAACGCGTCGAACTTTGCCGCGAGTATTACGAAACCCTTTACAATTTCTTATGAAAACGGACAAGGAACGACTTAAAGACGAATTAATTAAATTGATTGACGAACAAGAACACGAAATAACGAAAGCCGAACTAGTTTTAAAATTAAAAAACGGCCATTTAAAGTTCCAACGTGTTTACTTAAACAAATTAAAATGAACCAGAAAATAGAAGACAAAATAGTATTACGCGTTTTGGCGCGTTTTAACGAACGTTCGCAAGTAGGAATAAAGAAGTACAACACCACGCTAGAAAGAGACGACCTAAGCACCTTAGAATGGCTTACACACGCACAGGAGGAGGCTATGGACTTTGTACTTTACTTGGAAAGACTAAAAGACGAATACAAAACAAGCAAGGATAAGGGGTAAAAATTGCCCCATAAGTAAACACGAAATGTAAAACCTTTAAACAACAAGAACAATGAATAAGAAAACAAACCTAGAGGCTTATAAAGACCTATTAACCGAAATGAACGAAAAGCCGCACTTTCGCTTTGACGAACTTAGCCAAACGCGTTGGGACGTGTTTAACGTATTAAAGACGAACGGCTACATTAAGAAAGTAGACAAAGCCCTTTACACTTGGGTGGCTAAGAAACCAACCCGCGCAACTGCCAAACGTGTAGCATTGCTTACAATTGAATATCGCAAGTCCTGGGCGTCTAGTCAAAAGGACAAAAAGGACGTAAAGGACGTGCAAACAAAGCTAAACTTTCAAACACCTAAGCCAAAACCAATGGACAAACAACAAAACCGCGAACAATTAGCCGCAATCGGTACAATGATTTTAGTAACTGCGCTTTGTATTGCTATGGTAATTGCATTTATTAGTAACTTTTAAAATCAAATACAATGAAAAAACGAGTAGAACAAGTAAGAATAGAACAAGTGGATAACGGCTATTTTGTTTACGTTGGCAGCAAGTGCGACGGAAGCTTAGAGCAATATGCTTTTGAGTCTATGTATGGAGTATTACACTTTTTAAACACGCATTTTACACTAAGAAACGAAGGGGAAATAACAAGCGACATAATAGGATCAGTAAACATAACACTTAAATAATAACAACATGGAAAACAAACCAAACACGGGCGCAATTTTTAAGAACGACAAAAAAACGAGCGCTAACCAACCCGACTATCGCGGCAAAGTAAACGTAAACGGCAAAGAAATGGAGATAGCCCTTTGGGTTAAAACGTCTAGCGCTGGGAATACGTATTTTAGTGCGTCTTTTTCTGAGCCATACGTAAAAGCTGAAACGCCACAACCAGCCCCAGTAGTTGCAAACGACGACTTACCCTTTTAACTTATGATCATGTTTATTCAAGACGAAGCGCTTAGGCGTGGTATTAAAGACCTATTGAAAACACGAACCCGTAACCAAATAGTTACAGAAATAAAAGAAAAAACGGGTAAATTTCACCATTTCCAAATAAACAACTTCTTGAATGGCAAAGACGTAAACCTTTCAACCCTCATAAAGTTAGACGAATACCTTTATAAACACCTACACTAGCAACTAGCCCCCGTAAAAAGGGGCTTTTTTATTTAAAAAATGTCTTGTTTAGAAATTAAACTTATATTTGTTTAGAATTTAACCATATGGAAATACTACTTTACATTGCGCTTGCATGGTTTCTAACGAACTTTGAACCATTACAAGACCTAATAGACCGCATCTTTAGCGAAATGCCGTTAAACCGCTTTACAATCTATTTGCACGGGGCCTTTGGTTGTCCTAAGTGCATGGGTTTTTGGGTTACGTGGTTCGTTAGCGGTGAATTTCTTACCGCGTGCCTAGTTTCTTTATGTTCTTACGTTGTGGACTTATGCTTAGCGAAGCTCAATTACTAGAAATAAACGGAATACTAGCCTACTTGAAACCCGAAAGGCTTAGTAAAATGCACTTACGTAAGTTGCAAGCTATTAGAAACAAGGTAACGGGTGAACGCGACGCGCGGTGTTTGTGCGCAACGCCTGACCGAATAAAATTTTACAATGAGTTCTTGCAATGGTTTGAAGCGAACGCTTGACGCTTACGTGTCGGCAAACTACGACGAGGTAAGGGCTTACGCTAATTACTTTTTAACTCGTTATGTCAATAGTAAGAAGCTGGCGTGTTCAATGCTGAACGCTGACACGTGTATAAACAACGCTTACTTACACGTCTTGACCATTGACACCGAAAAAACGGACGAAAACAGCGTAAAAAGTTACCTACTCAATACGATTAAATACCAAATTATTTGGAATACGTCTTTAAGCCACAAACAAGACGACATAAACAGCCAAATTCCTGACCTACTAGACGAACCAGACAACGACGACGTACTAGACAAGATACAAATAGAAAACGTTTACAACTTTCGTAAGTGGTGCATACAAAAATACCGCAGCGAAATTACCAACCCAGTAGAAAAACGAATAGCCGAAGTCTACTTCGACGACAAAAAGCAAACCGCCGAAGCAATGGCCGACTTTTTTAACGTTAGCCGCACTTCTGCCCACTACATGATCAGGGACTTAAAACAAAAAATACGTAAAATTCAATATTGTTATGAGCGCATTTAAACTACTTTACGCAATCGCTACCCTTGCTTTTTTAGCTATGGGCGTGGCAATGACTTATGAGGGCGAAACGGCCTATTTACAAATTCTAGGCGTCGGAGTTTGTGCCTATGTATTGGGGCGCTTTGACGAAGAACTACATAAAAACGAAAACAATGAAAATTAAAGACGAATACAAAGGAAAAACAATTGTAACCTACGACTCGGTATTAGGCCAACGCAAAATTGAGGTGGACAAAATAGACACCAAGCGTTTTACATACTATGTTTCTATGGGGTTGGGTTACTTATTTGAAAAACCAACCATTGCCTACACGGGAATAGACCACGAAACGGCGCAAGCTGACGCGGTCGAAGAACCTAAGGCAGTCGAACCAACGGAAACACGTAAGAAACCAGCTACAAAAACACGTAAACGCAAAACCAATGTCGCAACCAATTAAAGGGGAAAAGAAAGACGACTTTCTAAAACGCTGTATGGTCGAACAAGAACGCGTGGACTCATTCCCTGACGAAAAACAACGTTACGCGGTATGCAAAAGAGTTTGGGACACCCATTGGCACGAAGCTTTAAAGATATATAAGGACGCTTTTACCGAAAAGACGTACACGGACTACCCAAAACACGAACAATTAAACAAATGAAATACGCAGTTGTTGACATGGGTAAAAACATGGCGTCTTATTGTCACGCAGTACAAGATCAGCTAGAACGCGAAGGGGTGCATTTTGTTTTGTACCTTACCGACATGGACAACTTAATGTGTGTGGAGTTTGTAAGCGAAGACGAATTTTTAGACCACTTTAAAAACACGAACAAAAATGCCAAAACATAAATACATAGAAACACCCGAAAAGCTATGGGAACTATTCGAAGCCTACAAGGAAAAAGTACACTCAAACCCAAGGGTAATAGACAAAGCCCTACAAAGCGGAAAAGTAGTACAAGAAAAACTAAGAGTGCCGCTAACAATGGAGGGTTTCGAGGTTTGGGGCTTTGAAGTAGGCGTAACACTAGACCACTATTTCAAAAATAGTAATCAGGCGTACGACGCATATTGCCACATCTGCCAACGTATAAAGAAAGCAATCCGCCAAGACCAAATTGAAGGTGGCATGGTTGGCCAATACAACCCGTCAATTACTCAGCGTCTAAACAACTTGACCGAAAAAACGGACGTAACCAGTAATGGCGAAAACATCAATGAAATAAAGATTTCGATAATTAGACCCGACACTAAGGAACTAGAGTAATGGACTTACAATCTACAATTGTATTTGAAAAGAATTACGACGCGCTTTATAATAACGAGGCGCGTTTTATCATTAACGAAGGGGGTAGCCGTTCAAGTAAGACGTACAGCTTATGCCAATTGATTCTAGTCTATTGCCTACAAAACAAAGGCGTGGTCGTTTCAATAATTCGTAAGACATTCCCAGCTTTGAGGGCTACGGCAATGAGAGACTTTTTCGAGGTGCTTAAAGAGTCGGGAATTTACGACAAGGCTAGCCATAACATGAGTGAACATATTTACACGTTTCCAAATGGCAGCATGGTCGAGTTCTTTAGTGTTGACGACGAGCAAAAGATTAGGGGGCGTAAGCGTAACCTAGCGTGGTGCAATGAGGCCAATGAGTTGTTTTACGACGACTTTACCCAGTTAAACATGCGTACCGAAACAAAGCTAATTTTCGACTACAATCCAAGTGACTCGACCTCATGGCTTTACGACCTACCAAAAAACGAAAGCGTCCTAATCAAAAGCACGTACCGCGATAACCCTTTTTTGCCCGACAGCATTAAACGACAAATTGAAGACCTCAAACGAACCGACGAGGCCCTTTACCAAATTTACGCCCTAGGGGAAAAGGCTATAAGCAAAAGCAATATTTACTCAAACTGGACATTTGCACTTCACCGCCCGTCACGCTTTACGCAATTTGTATACGGATGCGATTTTGGGTACAACCATCCAACAGCGTTAGTTCGCGTCTATTGGCACGAAAAAGACATTTTTATTGAACCCGTAATTTACGAAAGCT